TAGTGACACTCCTTCCGTCATGACCGCAAAGTTATGGGGAGAGCAGCCCCAAAGAGCCACTCTCCCCGGTCGGATTATGCTTCGGGTTCTGTTGCGGGAGTGCCGCTGATCTTCAGCATCTTCACTGCCTCGGGCAGAACCAGTTTGGCATCCACACGTTCGCTGGTAATGAAGGCAACCTGGCCACGGTCGGCATACCGCTCCACCAGTCTCTTCATCACACGCTTACCTCGGTCGCCGATCCAGAAGTACCGGAAGTCACCGAACATAACAGGAATGCTGCCGGGAGCGACCTTGTCCAGCGCCTTGCAGACATAAATCGGATGACCGAACAGTTTCTGGGGTTCGCCCTCCTGCAGATTCTCATTCCAGAGAAGGCGGCCGTTGTACTGACGGACGCAGCGAAGTCTGCCATAGGCTTCCTCGGAAATCAGCCAGACAGCATTCTCACGGTAGGGGCGGCGCAGAGAGAATTCCAGGTTAGCCATATCATCAATGGAGATCTCACCCTCCACTTCGGACTCGGCACCTACATCCGCCTGGTGGATCAGACCAAGAGGCTTGCCCTTACCGTTGCCGTGGATGAAGGCTTCCTCTTCCGCTTCGCCGATCCGTTCAGCGAAGAAGCTGCGGATATGCTTTTCCAGATCCACACCACCGTCTTCCAGCATCTCATCGGATGCCAGGATGGATGTACCCAGCTTGTGGGCATCCAGTACCACTTCGCCGAAGGATGCCTTGTTGAAAGACCAAGGCTGACCTTCAATGACCCACTGGGCATCGCCCATACCGTAGGCAATGGGGATATGCATCTTGTGGGTGGTGGGGATGGTTGTGGCGACCTGGCGGATCACATTCCGCTCGGAAAGAGCCTGAACCAGGTCTTTCTCATAGGTATCAGGCACCAGGTAGCCACCGGCACCGTCGCTGCCTTCCTTCATGCTGTTCTGGGGCATGCCGGTATGCATGGTTTCCCAGAAGGCGGCATTGTAGGCTTCGGCCTTCTTCTGTGCCTCGGCGGACAGATCAGGCTTTTTGCCACTGAACTCTGCGGCCATTTCATCCAGTCTGCGCTTTGCTTCATCAACACTTCTTACATTGCTCATAATTGTTACCTCCAAATAATTTTATCGTCTTCCGCCCATGCGGGCAGTGAGCAAACGTTCCATCACATCGTCCTGGGGAGATTTATCACCAAGATCGACTGTGCAGTTTTCTTTGACCACCTGATAGATTTGATACCAGGCAAGATTGGCCTGCTTCATGTATTCACGGGCCATGGTGACATACGGGGACGAGAAAACGGTGCCTGTAGGCTTCTTTGCCAGGAAGCCAAATTCAGACACCGCTTCTTCACATTGGATCCAGCGCGCCACACTCATGGCGTACTGTTCGATTTGCTGAATAGGGACCAGATGGTCGCATTTTCGTTCATGCAGCCATTCCCATGTTTCCTTATAGATATCCTCGGCACAGGTAGTACTGCCATCCTTCTGCCTGGCCTTCAGATAATCCTTGACCGGGGGCATATCACTGCCCTTCAGGTTGATGGCTTCGTCACCGAAGTCCACAACCGTCAGCTTTCTGCCACCGGGATTCCCGGATGCGATTTTCTCCGAGATCGCCTTGGGTTTTCTGCCCGCTCCGGGACGGGCTCCGCCACGATTCGTTCCGTCTTTCGACATAGAATACACTCCTTCTTGAATGATATTGATTTGATTTCCGGTTTTTTGCCTTTGAATTCGCAAAAAATTTGCGTGTGACCCCGTGCCGTTGTCCCCTTTAATAAGCTGTAGGGATATTACCCCCCATAGGGGTATCACAGGATCATATCCTGCGGTTTCTGAAAGCGGCGGTTGTGGAAGTAGTCCATCAGCTGCTGGAAGGTGTCAAAGTAGTGACCGTTACCTTTGTACTGAAGGCACCAGTGGGGATCATCCCTGTCATTGCTGAACATGATGATCACAGCGTGTTCTTTGTCCTGGGGAATGATCCGGACAACGCAGTACCGTTTCAGATCCAGACCTTTCCACAGATAACGGGACAGATCTTCGTCATTCATCGTTCTCACCTCCTTCCTCTTCATCGTGGCAGCGCATATCGTATACATGACCGCAGGCAGGACACTCCTGCCAGAAGTCGGGTGTATGTTTGTTGTCATACACGGGCTCCATTTTCTGATTGCAGAAGGGACAGACCTTTTTGGGGACCACCAGTCTGCGCTCACAGATGCGCTGGCTGCCGTTCACATCCACGTCGATGAGTGCGATGGTATCTTTATAGCCTTCGTCCATCACGGCCCAGAAGAAGCTGTGACCGCTGTCCATCTGGTCATAACAGGGATCGGCAAAATCAGACTTACGGGTTGCCAGAACGGCATAGTCGGTGGTTACAGGGATTACCTGCTTGATTCTCATAATGTAAATACCTCATTTCATAATGGTTGTTTTGTTGTAAAACGATTTTTGTCCTTTTTGTCACATGTCCATATATATGAAAAGTCAATTCTCCATCAGAGGGATGGTATGGGTATATATAAATAACAGTAGTTTAACGATATATATTTTTATAGATATCCATACTGACTCTGATGCAGAGTTCAAGTTTCTTCCTTACGGGACAGCGGACAAAAAGGACAATAATCCGGATGGGTTGGGATTTCTGATTCTTGGGGGCATATAGGGAAACCTCAAAATTCATATATAAATATGATTTCTAACCTACAGGGACACGTGACAGAAAGGACAAAAATGCCATTCTCACGCAGCCTGCTGGTACAGTAACGGATTAACGAGATAAGTAGGATTGGCGGGTCTGCCTTTGGCAGGTGCGTTTTCGGATTCCTTCAGCGCCACATAACCCAGATCCGCCAAGTGGTTCAGCACCGGCTGCACGGTGTCCGCTGTCTTGAAGCTGCGGCAGATCCGCATGATGTCTCGGCGGGTGAATTCCAGAAGGCCGTTTTTCACAATGCCGTCCAAAGCGTATTGACTCTGCTTCACCAGATCGTCAGCGCCCATCAGGGAATATGCTGCACGGGAATGTTCCGTGAAGTATCTGCCGATGGCAATGGCACCGGCCATAGTTTCTTCATCTACGACCATGGAATCGGAAAGATCCAGAAAGTCGGAGCAATGGGAATTGGCGGCCCGGCACAGCAGTCCGGAGATTCGTAGCACCGCACCAACCAGTTTACCGGTCCAGTCCGGGATGTCCGCATACTCTGTTTTCATTTTGGACTCCACTTCGCATGCAAAGGATTCCAGCAGCCTGTCCGCTTCCGGGGAGAGGTTGATCAGCTTCGGTGTCTTAGGGACCTCGTCCTCCAATAGATTCCGAATCACCACTTCATAGCACCGGGATACCTCCGCCGGGATCGGTTGGGTGCGGTATTTCCGGTTACCCACAATGGACTGGGGCATACAGTACATAAATCGAGCAGTCAGACCTCTGCCACGGAAAACACCGTTGCGCATCATGCCGGACAACACATTGGGCTGAACTGCCAGCAGAACAGTCAATGCGGGATCCATAATGCTCTCGCTGTTTCGCCCTACCCGGTCTACACGAATGTTGTCACCGCTGTGACCTTTAAGGAATACATCGATGTTCACATTCTTCGTGTAAATACCAGCCAGCATATCGAAGATGCCGCCCTCGGCGGATACAACGGCTGCCGTACCATTGTTTTCGGCCAGAACCGAGGTCAGCTTTTCCGTGGTCACATCGTCCACATACAACCGCATAGGCATCTTTTCCCGGAATCCGGCCAGCTGCAGAGAGATATCCTGCAGATCCTCCATTTGTGCTTTGCCCTTGAGAACCTGATCCTCCAGATTCTTCTGTTGCTTCTCCAGAATCCGTTTTTCCATCCGGCTGCGTTCTATGGCAGCGGCGTGCTGCTGATTGTATTCCGCCTCATAACGACTGACCGGCTGGGTCATAAAATTAATGACTGCGGATTTACGCTCGGAAGGCTCCGCCACAATGACGGCGAACAGATTCAGTGGCTCGCTCCAGTCCTCTTTGCCTTTGATCCGGAACTTGCCCTGCTGGCAGAGCGCCAAGACAGCCAATGCCGCTGTGGCGCTCATATCCACCTTGGTCTGAGTGGTTTCCGCAACTGCCAGGACATAGTCCCGGATGGCGGGCGGGAACGCATCCACAGGGAAGGGCGGGAGAGCGTGCTGGGTAAAGGGGATAGGCTGCTCCCATTGTGGCTCGGCAGGCCTGTTGTACTCTGCCGCAGGAATATAGCCCGGCTGCTTCTTTACCTTCTCATGAAAGAATCTTACGGCGCTTTTCCAGGTGCTGTTGACTTCGTACTCCGGCAGAGGAGGTGAGCATCGCTCTACTACCTCCATAAACTTTTCATAGGCTTCCGGGGTGTCACCCCAACGTTTCAGGATCTTCCCAGCAGCATGAGAAATCGTGCTGTTGCGGCTGCCTTCCGGGATAGAACCGATCCGGGCAGCAGAAGATTCCTCCATATCCGCCACGAATTTGTTTTCCTCCAGTTCCTCAATGAAATCTGTCAGCGGTCTGTGTCCTGGAAAGGTATAAACTTCCGTATCCGGATTGCCGAAGAAGAACCGACCGGCATCCAGAGCCTTTCCATCAAAGAATGGGAATAGTAACTGCACTCTGGTCAGGAATGCGGTATATTCATCCGGCGACTGAATTGTGTCAATCTGAAATGCCACATGATACCGTGGCCTGGGAGAGCGATTGCCCTTCTGCTTCATGTGGTGGCGGCTGGTGCTGACCACACAGGGTACACCGGGGAATGATTTAGGAATGGCCTCGATAGGAATCCACTCTGCGGGATCGTCGGAATGGTCATTATCGTTGTCCAGGGCGGCAACGGTGGCTTCCAGAAAATTCTCTTTGCAGCGGTAATTGTCTTTGAACCGGATAAAAGTGTGGTCATAACAGAACAGCTTTTTCAGGTCTTCCGGGGTGTTGCCGGTGCCGCTGTATGGATATAAGCAGTTTTTTGCGTTTCCGCAGTTTCCGGAATGAAAAACTATGACTTCCAACTGCTCGCCTCCTTTAGGTCAAATGTGAATGGTATCATTTTTCTGTAGCCTGGCGCATCAACCAGGCTTTGAATGCATCGACAGGGATCAGAATTCTGGTGCCGATGCGAAGAGTAGGAAAACCAGGTGTTTTTACCAGCTCATATGCCTTGGGCAGACTAATGCCCATCTGAGCGGACAGTTCTTGCACGCTCATTGTGGATCGTTCCATAACTTTTCTCCTTTCCTTTGTAATAAAAGAGCAAACAAGAACCACCGGTCGGTATGATACCGATCGGTGGCTGTAGTGGTGTTATCTCAGGGTAATTTCGGCCTTACCCTTGGTGCGGATTTGCTGGACTGCATTGTATGCTGTCAGATCCTGGGCACCGTAATGATTTCGCTTGTCCAGCCTTTCTTCCTGTGCCTTCAGCTTCCGGTTTGCTCTCTGCTTAATTCTGTTCTTCATTTATTCATCCTCCTTGTCACATGGGCAGACTTTCCCTATGATACCGACCTGGTGGGCCGGTGCGGGCAACAACCTGGGTTCAGGTCGACATCCGTCTTGAAAAGGTATTTTATTGTTTGCTCTTGTTTTCTTTGACATTATACTGTATAATGTCACCGAATGCAAATTTCCAATGGTGACTCTAACGGTGACATAGGAGGTTCTCTGATGGCCTACGATAAATATGAATATTATTATGATGATTATGAAGACAAGGATATCCAGGTAGATCATACAACTGACACTTTCCAATACGATGCTATTGGCGGTGTTGGGCAGCTGATTTATCACCTGTTCCGTTTTAAAGAATATGAACTGGATTATTCGCCGTCCGGGATGCTGATTGCTCGGCCATACTGTATGAAGGGATATGAACCTGAACTGTATTCGAACGAGTCTCCATCTGGTGCGGAACTGACTGCCAGTATCTACAACTTGGCTAAAAAAATAAACGACCCTTCCGAAGAAAGGTCGTATACATATTTAATTGTGGAGTGGTGTAAGAAATATGGCCATCCGTATGCGATCGATTCCATCCATGACTATCTGACTGATCCTCAATATAAAATTGAGGAAGACGGCTTTTTCATTGAGAGAGATGGAACCTTTTGTATTGATGACTTCATGCGGGATTTGGAACGTTTTTACCAGGCTATTCGGCTGCACTTTGCGTTTGAGCAGATGTGCATCGATAATGATGAACCGGCACTGACACTGTATGAAGATGGCCGACATTTTGAAGGACTTCCGTTTTTCGAACAATACAAGTATGATCCGGATCGTGCCCCTAAAGTCGACTATTCTTCAGCAGGTGGGGACTTGCTGAAAGAAATGCAAATGGATATTGCTGCAACAAAAGGCAGAACGTATTATGATGATTTTGCAAGAGTTCCCTTTGATTATTATGAAGATTTGCAGGAGAAGATAGTTGACATGATTCCGGATTTTTCTATCCGGCTGAAAGTTGATCCCAGAACACGAAAAATGGTGTTTGCGGCGGATATCCATTCTGTATTTGATATTTGCTGGTTAACTTTTGCGAAAAAACTCGCGGAAGGTCCAACTCCGGAAGAAATGAGTCATAATCCGGCACCTAAGGCTGTACCGAAAGGTCTGGTGATGTCTTGCCCCTTCTGCGGAGAAGCGTATGTTCGTACTGCCAATCGTTCGATTACTTGTGGAAAACCGGAGTGTACACGGGCGAGAAAACGCTTAAATAAGCAAAATAGTCGTAAAAAGAAAAAGATCACTGACCATCAGACTAAATAAAAATATGTGAGATTAAGGAAAATTCCGCACGACTGACCACCGTGCGGAATTTTGCTTATTCAGATTATTAATTTCATACACACATATTTATTAAATGTGTATGAAATTTAGTTGAAATTGTATGTTCTAATGAATATAATAAAATTAAACACACAGAGATTATTAGTGTGTATAGATTTTAATTACAAGGTGGGTGATTGCGTGGATATTCGGACAACTGCAAGAGCAGTGATTGAGGGCAAGGGCGGCATTGCTAAATCTGCCGATTTTGTGGCAGCCGGTATCCGTGCGGTCGACGTCGTAAACCTATGCAATGCTGGTTACCTGAATCGTGTACGCCATGGCTACTATCAGTTGGCCGAGACGGATGAAGCAACAGAGGAACAGATACTGGCAACGCTGATCCCCCAGGGAGTTGTATGTGTGGAATCGGCATTGTTTCATTATGGATACAGTGACTTTACCCCGCGTAAATGGTCAATTACTGTACCACGCACTATATCCAGGTCGACACTGGATGTGGCCGTTCTCCCGCTTCAAACCTATTTTGTCCAGCAGGATCTATATGAACTTGGCAAAACAACCGGAGACTTTGGAGGGGTCACACTTCCGGTCTATGATAGAGAACGCACGATATGTGATTGTTTTAAATATCGCTCCCGGTTGGATACGGAACTGTTTTCCAAGGCACTGAATGCCTATGCAAACGATCCCAATAAGAATCTGAGCAATCTATCTATATACGCAAAAAAACTGCGTGTCTATAAAAAAGTAATCGAATTGATGGGAATACTCATGTATCCCGATACAAGGAGAATGGTCGATGAAGAAGCTGTTTGATATCCCGATTTATGCACTCTCTCCGGATGAACTTAGTTGCCGGGTGCAGCAGAAAATCGATAAATTGAAAGAATATGCCGCTGGAACTGATCCGCAGACGATGGATCTGATCATTGACACAGAAACATTCCCGAAGCGTTGTTGGGACTACAATCACATCGTCGGCTATATCCGTGTCAGCGCTACCCGGCAGAATATTGTGTTTGATTTGTTCCTTCCCAGACCTGCGGTGGAGCGGTATATCTGGTATTCTCCCAGAAAAGCATTCTTGTATGATGTCCATGCCAATGGCACACATTTTTACACTGGGAACATGAAGACCAATGAGGAAATCCGGAAAGCCACGGATAAAATGCTGACCTGGATGATCAAAGATTTTCTCCCGAAACGGTACTATGTTGACAGATCTGGTTTTGATAATTTGAACCGTCATCTGGATTATCTGGGAATTATAAAAGAATAATTTTCCCCCATAAAAATAAAAAAGAGGGATTACCATGAAAGAAATGAAGAAGGATCAGGAAGAACTGTTCCGCACCATATATAAAATCGCAACCGATCTGGTTCATGCGGGCCATGTGGCGGAGTGGGACTTTAAGTCCTATGTTCTCGGCACCATGTTCTACCGCTATATTTCTGAGAACTTTGCAGAGTACATCAATAAAGGTGAACGGGAGGCCGGTACTCCTGACTTTGACTATGCCAAGATGGCTGATGCCGATGCGGAGTTTGCCCGTGAGGGTCTGATCCAGGAGAAGGGTTTCTTTATTCTGCCCAGTGAACTGTTCTGCAATGTCCGCGCCCGGGCAGATAAGGATGATAATCTGAATGAAACCCTGGAACGGATCTTTAAGAATATCGAGAGTAGTGCTGCCAGTGGTGACGCGGAGAGCAGCTTTTCTGGCCTGTTTGACGATTTCGATGTGAACGCAAAGGCCATTGGTGAGACTGTTGCAAAGCGTAATAAAGTACTTGTTGCGCTGCTGAACGGTGTGGCGCAGATGCCCCTGTTCTCTACTGACGGCATCAATCCGGACCTGTTCGGTGACGCATACGAATACCTCATGAGTATGTACGCAGCCAATGCCGGTAAAAAGGGTGGTCAGTATTTCACCCCGGCAGATGTTTCCGAACTGCTGGCTCGGCTGGGCACCATCGGCAAGACTAAGATAAATAAGGTCTATGACCCTGCCTGTGGCTCTGGTTCTCTGCTGCTGAAGGTGGAAAAGGTGCTGGGCAAGGATAATATTGAGCGCGGCTTCTTCGGCCAGGAAATCGACCTGACCACCTATAACCTCTGTCGCATCAATATGTTCCTGCACAATATTGAATTCGATAAATTCAGCATTGTGCGTGAGGATACCCTGCTGTCTCCCATGCACTGGGATGACCAGCCTTTTGAACTGATCGTTTCCAACCCGCCTTTCTCTGTCCCCTGGGAGGGTGATAAGAATCCTCTTCTGATCAATGATCCCCGGTTCGCTCCCGCTGGTGTGCTGGCCCCTGCATCCAAGGGTGATATGGCGTTTATTATGCACAGCCTGTCCTGGCTGGCCAACAACGGTGCTGCGGCCATTGTCTGTTTCCCTGGCGTTATGTACCGTGGCGGCGCGGAGCAGAAGATTCGTAAATACCTGGTGGATAACAACTATGTGGATGCCATCATTCAACTGCCTTCCAACCTGTTCCTGAACGTTACGATCTCTGTAGATATTATGCTTCTGCGGAAGAACAAGGCAGATAGCGGCATTATGTTTGTAGATGCTTCCGGTGAGTTTGTTAAGGTAACGAAAAACAACCGTCTGACCGAAGCCAATATCCGGCGCATCGTATCGGCTGTGGCGGATCGCAAGAATGTGGATCACTTCTGCCGCTTGGTATCCAACGATGAGGTTGGCAGCAAGGAAAATGCGTACAATCTGTCCGTATCTACCTATGTGGAGGCAGAGGATACCCGGGAGAAGATTGATATCTCCTGCTTGAATGTGGTGAGTTCGTGGGTGATGGCAAGCAGCAATTCTTCGTTGGTCATGGGGCTATGGTCGAACGGGCTGCGCTGTGCCTGCGGTTCTCTGCTGGGTGGC